TGACAGAGTTGGACAAGGCCCACAATTTAATCAAATGGGTAGCAGTCCCCAATTACAAACTAGGGTTGGCGGTACTGGAATGGAAGGTTGGGATGCTGCAACTGCGTTAATTAACCAGCGTTTACAACCACAGATTCAACAAAGTGAAGAACGATTACAAGCCCAATTAGCCAATCAAGGTATTGCGCCTGGTACAGAAGCCTATAACCGTGCAATGACGCAACAAGGCCAAAAAACCAATGATTTGCTTACACAAGCACAATTACAAGGTGCAACTGTGCAGAATCAAATGTTTAATCAAAACTTAAATGCTGGGCAATTTGGCAATCAAGCTCTAAACCAAATGAACGCCAATCAATTGGCTAACCTTGGTTTTAATAACGCTACAAATCAACAAGGTTTTTCTAATACTATACTTGGCACTCAATTTAATAATGCTGCTAATCAACAAGGGTTTGCAAATCAATTAGCTGGCACACAAGCAAATAATGCTGCGTTGGCACAAGGATTTGGTAACCAATTACAAAACGCAAACTTGACTAATGCTGCAAATCAACAAGCCTATAACCAGGCTATGACTAATTACAATATGCCGCTTAATACTTTAAGTGCATTGCGTTCAGGCTCACAAGTTCAAAATCCATCGTTTGTTAATGTGCCGCAACAAGCTAATACTACAGGTGCTGATATATTGGGTGCTACTCAAATGGGCTTTAACGCTAATATGGGTAACTTTAATGCCGCAGCAGCAAAACAAGCAGGTTTTGAAAGCGGATTATTTAGTCTTGGCGGTGCTGCACTTTCAGATATTCGCACTAAAGAAAACATTAAACAGATTCATTGGTTGCCTAATGGTTTACCCGTATATGAATACGAATACAAACCTGAATGGAAAGATGAAGCAGGTCATGGCAAGTTTATTGGTGTTATGGCACAAGATGTTGTTAAAGTTCAGCCAAACGCTATTATTCATAGAGATGATGGTTATATGATGGTTAATTATGGAGCGTTAAATGAATAACAATTATTTCAGCCAAGTTGCTCCATATATGCAACCAATAAATCCGCAAGAACAACAAGGTTTAATGCCTGTTTTTCAAAACATTGGGGCGCAACAAGCTAATCAAAATGCGGCAATGCAAGAAGGCCAAGCACTAACGCAAGCCGCTAGCCAAATTGGCAAAGAAAGCGGTGGAAATACTCAAATGGCTTTGGCAAAAATGTTGCGTAAAGGAAATACACCTGCACCTGTAACTGATTACAGCCAGGCTATGCCAAATTACATGGATTCAGCATATCAACAGGCAGGGTATTAATATGGCTATTAATCCTATGGGTACATTACCCCCCGAACTGTACGAACAGCAACAACAGTTAAACCGCCAGCAACAAATGGCGCAAATGTTGATGCAACAAGGTCAACAACAGCCACAAGGTCAAATGATTAGTGGTCGTTATGTTGCTCCAAGTATATTGCAAAATATAGCCCCATTGGTACAAACATATCTTGGTACACGCATGGCTGAAAAAGGCGATAAACAAGCCTTAGAATTGGCTACTGCATTGCGTAAGCGTTACGGTGAGGATTTAGCTCAGTATCAAAATTTAATGAATCCTAAACAAACTGAATTGGCTGGCCCTACGCCCACAGGCGCACCATTAATGACACAGAATTTGCCTGATCGTCAAGCTGCTAATTTGTTTGCTGCAACTTCTTACAATCCTGCATTGCAAGCGGTTGGAATGAAGAATTTAACACAAGGGCCAAAATGGGAAAAAGCAGAATTGCCAAATCCTGATGGTTCTATTAGAAAAGGTTGGGTTGATTACAACTCGGCTAATCCATTGTCTACTTTTATTGAAGGTGGCACAAAACCAGCATTTAATTCATTAGAAGCTGCTCGATTCCAATATGACACAGGAATGAGATTACCTACTGGTAATGTGCAAGGCAATCAAATGCCAATAAACGCACCACAAAGTTACCAAAGCGGTGCAATGCCAACAGGATCAATGCCAACAGGCTCTATGCCACCTCAAATGCTTCCAGTAACTAGTGGTAGAGGTATGTCACCTGCTGCAATGAATGAAGCTAATAAACAAGTGTACGTTGATGTTGAAAAACGCAGAATTGAAAACCTTGAAAAATCGCCACAAGTTATTGCAACAATAACCGATACATTGCGAAATGTTGATGATTTAATTGGTGATGCTCGCATTATTAAAGATGCAAAAGGCAAAGAAAAAATTGATTACACCGTTACACAAGATGGCAAGCAAATTCAAGGGCGTAAACCTTTAGCTGGTTTTGAAACCGCAGTAGGTTTTGGATTACCAAGTTATTTAACTCCAGCAGGTTCAAGTGCATCAGACTTTAGAGTTCGTCTTGACCAAATTAAGGATAGAACTTTTTTACAAGCGTTTGAAACTCTTAAAGGCTCAGGTCAAATTACTGAAAAAGAAGGCGAAAAAGCTACTTCTGCATTAAACCGTATGAGTACCGCCCAATCTGAAGTTGAGTTTATTAAAGCTGCCCGTGAATTTGAAGAAAATTTACGAACTGGAATGGAAATGGCAAAGAGAAAAGTAGGGATGCCTACAAGCGGCCCTTCTTCTGTGTTGCGTTGGAATCCTAAAACTAATAGTTGGCAATAAATCATGGCACAAATTGTTGAAATTGTTGGCGTAGGCCCTGTTGAGTTTCCTGATGGAATGTCACAAGATGACATGGCTGCTGCATTAAAAAAATTACCGCAAGCACAACAAAATGCGCCACAAACGCCACCAGCAAAACCTGAAACAGCGTATGACCGTTTTTTAAACAATATTCAAATACCAAATTTAGGTGAAAACCGAGTAGCTGGCCCTGCTTTTATTGCTGGTACTGGTGAACTTATTAGGGGTGCTGGTGCATTGACTGAATTAGCTTTTCCTGAAACTGGTAGAAATATTGCTAGATTTGGTGAAACACTTACTAACAGAGTTAAAGAACAATATCCAGTAGCAGGAACAGGCGGTCAAATTGCTTCATATTTAGTGCCATTTAGTGCTGCTCAAAAAACCGCAAATGCAATTGGAAACATCCCACAAGTAGCAAAAGCAGTTGGTCAAATACCTAGTTTTGCACGGGCTGTTGGTCAACAATCAGCTATTGGTGCTGGAACAGGTTACGCATTAACACCTAATGAAGCTGGAAGGGGTGAATCTGCCCTTTTTGGAGCTGTTGGCGGTGCTGCTGGTGAATTTGCAAGACCTATTGCACAATCTACTGGCAAATTAATGGCAGAAGCATTAGGGCTATCTACAGGCACAGGTTCAGATGCCGTAAAACAAGCGTTTAGATCAGGGGCTACAGGTGATCGCCAGTTTGTAGAAAATATGCGTGGCAATGTGCCTGTTAACGATATTTTGGAACAAGCACAAGGCGCAATGCAAACCCTTAAACAGAACCGTAGAGATGCGTTTCAAAAAGGATTTGATTCTACCAAACAAAATCAAACATTTTTAGATTTTAAACCAATTGAAACTAAATTTGATAACGCTATTCAAAGCCTTACAGTTAAAGGCGTAGGCAATGTAAGTGCTTCAAAAGTAGGACAAAAAACATTAGATGATGTAGCTGAAATTAAAGCTGTTGTTGATGAATGGAAAGCAAAGCCTGAATTGCACACCGCAGAAGGTTTAGATGCTTTAAAACGCAGAATTGACGATGTTTACCGTCAAGACATGAGCAATGAAGCAAAAAGCATATTGACCCAAACACGGGGCGCAGTTAAACAAACCATTGTTAAACAAGACAAAAATTACGCTAAAACTATGCGTGATTATGAAGAAGGTTTAGGTTTAGAGCGTGAATTAGAAAAGGCATTGTCTTTGGGTGATAAAGCATCGGCTGATACTGCTATTCGTAAATTACAGTCTTTGACCCGTAACAACGCCAATACTAGCTATGCTTACCGTCAGCAATTGGCAGATATATTGCGCCAAGAAACTGGCACAGATTTAATGCCAGCATTAGCAGGTCAAGCAATGCAATCCGTTACCCCAAGAGGAATACAAAAACTAGTTCCTAGCCTTACGGCAGGTGGTGGAGTAGGTGCTGCGGCCGCTGGTGCTGGCCCAGCTGCCTTAATTCCATTAGCTACATTGCCATTACAAAGTCCAAGACTTGTAGGTGAAGCTACTTATGGCGCAGGTCGTTTAGCTAGACCTGTTATAGATTTAGCAAACAGCGGAACGCCTGAACAAAGAAAACTTGTTAAATTACTGCTTATGAAGGGCGCAGAAAGAGGAACAGATAATGAGTAAAAACAGATTAAGTACATTTACTGCAGACATGGTTACTGTTTTAAGAAAAGGAAATAAATAATGCCACGCTCAAGCGGAACTTATACCCTACCAGCAGGTAATCCTGTTGTTACTGGTACTACTATTACATCTACCTGGGCTAATACTACATTTAGCGATGTAGCCACAGCCTTAACTGGTTCTGTAGCTACAGACGGTACATCGCCTATGACAGGCATTTTGCAGATGGGTAACAATAAGATTACAGGCGTTGCCGATGGCACAGCTTCTAGCGATGTAGCTACAGTTAATCAGATTTCTAATCCTACAATTACTGGCGGCACTATTGATGGCGCACCTATTGGTGCTGCTAATCCTAGAAATGGTGCTTTTTTGGCTTTATCTGCTAATACTGCTGCTTTTTCAGGTACGGCTACAGCCCCTACAGTAACCCCATCGTCAGATAATTCTACAAAAATTGCTACTACAGCATTTGTGCAATCTGCTATTACTGCTATTTCTTCAGGCGTTACTAGCTTTAACACACGATCAGGTGTAGTAACTCTTACTTCAGGCGATGTTACTACAGCATTAGGTTTTACGCCATATAACGCTGGTGGGTCTACTGTAGTTACTTCAGGAAACATTAACACTTATGCACCTACATTAACTGGTACAGGTGCTGCTGGTACATGGGGCATTTCTATTGGCGGTAATGCTGCTACAGCTACCACAGCTACAACAGCTACCAATGTTTCAGGCGGTACTGTAAGTGCTACTACCATTACTGGATCGGGCATTGTTTCTAGTACCGCTGGAGGTGGCTATTCAGCACTTCAATCAAACGCTATTGGAATAGGTACTTCTGCAAATACTATTTCATCTACAAGTGGTGGTAATGTATTTAACTTTAATGTGGCTGGAGTACAGGCTGCTGCATTGTCAGCATCTCAATTTGTACCTTCACCTGATAACACCCTTACTTTAGGTTCTGCTGGTTTGCGCTGGACTACCGTATACGCTACTACAGGCACTATTAATACTTCTGACCGCAACTCTAAACAACAAATTTCAAACTTAACAGCAGCAGAAAAAGCAGTAGGTCAATCTCTTAAAGGCATGATAGTAGCTTTTAAATTTACCGATGCTGTATTAACTAAAGGCTCTAATGCCCGTACTCATTTTGGTGTAATTGCCCAAGATGTAAAGGCTGCTTTTGAAGCCCAGGGGCTTAATGCTGAAGATTATGGCGTATTTTGCTCTGATACATTGCCAAACGGGGATGTTCGCCTTGGTGTTCGTTACGAAGAACTATTTTCTTTAATTGTAGGTTCTTTATAAATTTCTAAAGTTTGAATATGTCTGATATTGACCCAATAGAATATGGAAAGTTAGTTAATTCCGTAGAAAATTTAGAGCGTAAAGTAGATGCTATGGAAGTAGATATTAAAAAACTAGTCGCTATGGCAGAACGCTCTAAAGGAAGTCTTTGGGCCTTAATGGGTGTTGCATCTGTTGCTGGTGCGTTTATTAGTTATTTGACTGATTTATTTTTTAGAAAATGATTTTAGAAACTATTATTGGTGCTTTAGTTCCCGTAGGAATAGACGGGATTAAAAGCCTTATTGGTATGGTTACAGGCGGTGTAAAGCCTATTTCCGTTGATGAGCAAATTAAACTAGACACAAACGAAATAAACAAGCTACAAGCCATTGCACAATTAGATAACCCCTATGGCACACCTAGCCAATGGGTTATTGATTTAAGGGCATCTAGTCGTTATTTAGGGGCATTGTTTGTCATTGTTGTAGGTATTAGTACATTGTTTTTGTCTGTTACCCCTGACATTCAAAGAATTGGCATAGAAGCTGCTAACATTGCGTTTGGATTTTTGTTTGGCACACGCATTATGGCAAACCTTAAAAAATGAATTTAAGTGAACACTTTACCCTTGAAGAACTTACACATACGGATCATCGTCAGTTTGATAACACCCCTAATGCTTCTGAAATGGCAAATTTGGTACGCCTGGCTGCGTTTCTTGAAGAAGTTAAAACAGTTATAGGCGGCAAGCCAATCATCGTTAATTCAGCTTTTCGTAGTAAACAAGTAAATGATGCAGTAGGATCAAAAGACACTAGCCAGCATCGGATTGGTTGTGCGGCAGATATACGAGTACCAGGCATGACCCCTGACGAAGTAGTTAAAGCTGTAATTGAATCGGGAATTGGATATGACCAAATTATTCGAGAATTTGACCGTTGGACACATATTTCTGTGCCTAATACTGCTGGGGGCAATCCTCGCAGACAGTCTTTAATTATTGACCGTACTGGCACTAAACCCTACGCTTAAAACGGGGCGTAGTTGTCGTTGTGATAACTTTTTTTGCGAACCCTAAACTCAAATAAATTTTCGTGTTCAGGGTAGACTTTAGCGAATTTACGGGCGTAATGACTAATCCAACCGTCATCTATTTTAAAATCGCCTGAATTACCTACAACGGTTTCCCAGCGTACACGGTGAAAAACGCATTTAGCCGAAAAGTATTTGCGTTTAGCCGCCACCTGCAATGAAAACTTAACAAACATTTCCCAAATTTCAGGGTGGCTGTTATCGTACAGTTCAAAGTTTTCTTTAGTCCACTTATTATTCATATTGTCACCATTAAATAGTTAGCCACGAAAAAAAAAATACTTAACGCTAATCCCATCAAAGCACCTAAGATAATTTGTTTCATATTAATTTGAATAGATGCGATAACGGGGGTTGCAGGTAACTTCTACGGGTACATCGGTAGTTACACCGTTGATTTTGCGTTTGGCGGTAATAACAACTGGGCGTGTACCAGCTGATTCGCACTCATTAATACCTAGAATAACTTGCGCCCTAGTCATGTGGTAAGCCTGTTTATCGGTTTCTAGGCTGACATTAGGCGTTGTGTACGATGTGCAAGCGGCAAATAGCAATGGGGTTAATAACAATAAGTTTTTCATGCGTGATTCCTTTGTTGATAAGCAGCTTGAACGCTGTCGTTGAATTTGGCCCAGTTTAGGCT